CAGGCGGATATAACCTTCGCCGTAGGTGACTTGGTTGTCGCAGGCGGTGTCATATGCAACGTCGGCGTCTGACATATATTCGATGTGGCGCACCACACCGTTGAAAATCTCTGCCACTTGCACGTCAGCATTGTCGTCGGCTGGGATGACCTTACCGCTAGGGCGGTTTTGACGCTGTTCGTTGGTAACTTGACGGACGTGCTGCGGCAATTTGTTAATTGTCAAGCATGGACGCGCGTTAATTGTCTGCCCTTGGACGCTTCCGCGGGTCGCCAACACGTCAGCAGGCCACTGCCACTGGTTGTCAGGGCTGCCTGCCATAAACCGCAGGTCGTCCAGTTCGTCTTCACGGCTGTCCGAGTACGCAGCCTGCGCCATTTGCAGGCGCGACCGCATGGTTGCCATCTTGTCATGGTCGTCGCCGGTCGTTTTTGGCGCGTTAGAGCCTACGTTGGCGACTTTGCCTGCCGTATTGATGCCTGTAGGATCAGCCATGTGCTATTTCTTGCCCTTTTTAGCGGCTTCCCGCTTGACGCTGTACGCAATAGCGACCGCCTGCTTCACAGGCTTGCCAGCCTTTACTTCAGCCTTGATGTTCTTGCGAAACGCGGCTTTGCCTGTCGATTTGACGAGCGGCATGATTATTTCTTCTTTGTCGGTGTTGGCTTCATCATCGTCGTTGTACGGATGACTTGCACTGGCTTTGGCATTTTGACTGCCGCACGTCCACCGGCGGCGCTTGTCGTGCCTTCACGCGCTACGCTTTCCATTGCGCGGCGTGCGCGGGCTGGGTCGCGGTTAGCCATAGCGGCTTTTTCAGCCTTAATAGTACCAGACTTGTACAATGCTTTGGTGAATTTGTTGGCTGGCATATTATTTACCCTTCTTAGATGGTTTTTTGGCTGTCTTGGCGCTCTCTTTGAACGCTTTGGCTGTTGGTGCGCCTTTAGCGCCGGGTTTACGCATCTTTTCGCCTGATCCAGCCGCTATGCGAGCCTTCTTAGCGTGAATATTTGCATACAGACCGGGCTTCATGAGCAATTCCACCTTTTCAAACTAGCCTTGGCGCGGGTGCCGTCCTTAGCCTTGGCTGCTACAGCGCCCATGCGGGCACAAAATGACGCTTTGCGGCCTGCGTCGGCCTTTGTCTTCGGGTTGGGCGCTGGCGCTTTTAGCTTCGAGCCTGTCGCAGCGTTGTACTTCGCACGGCCCTTGGCAGTCAGTCCCGCGCCTTTGGCAGCGGACAGCTTCTCCCCACGGCCAACTGACAGCGACACAGACTTTTTCTTGTCCGCCATTCTTACGAACCCATCCAGCTTGTAGAAATTCCTTGCGGAGAATAACTGCTCATGCGTCGCTTGTCAACGCGTGCTTCGCGGTGTGCGATAGGAAATGCAAACGTCACCGCAATAGCGTCCGCAGCGTCTGGTGAGGCCAGCCCGCGCGACTTCATGTCCTTCTTGCTTTCAAGGAAGATCGTCCCCTTGCTGTCAGGCTTTATCTTCGGGCTTATCAGGTCCGTTTTCAGGAACCTGTCGTTGGGTATGTGCGCCGTCTTCAGCCAATCTCGCATGGCGCCCCACATCTCTGCGCGTTTGTTACCGTACATCATTTGCTTCATGGCCTTATTGCCGAAGTTCACGCCGCGTATCTTGTACCGCTGCTCTTTCAGCCGGTCTACGATGCCTGCGCCTAGCCCGCCTTCGTCGATGACGACCAGCGCGGGCTTGTATTCCTCTATCGCTTCGATGACATGGCCGACCACTTCCATCGTGTCAGCGCCCTTTAGCCGCTTGATGGCGATCAAGTCGCGGCCCTGCCGCACAGCGATGACGGTAGCGTCAGCGCCGAAGCGTGCAGGGTCAACACCGATAGCAATTGGTGCCGTTTCGTCCTTATACTTGGGCCGTGCCATTGCGTCGTCCACCAGATTGACGCCGATGAACTGATCATCGCCTTCGCTGGGGAATTTACCGAAGACTTCGACGTGCGCTTGGTAGCTGTCTGGCCCATATTCGTCGATAATGCGCTGGTACAGGTTTTTGTCTGTACCCTCGACTTCGCGCGCGTCGATGTTGCGCGTCTGCCAGAACGCCCGCTTGCTGTGGAATGTCTCGTAGAAATAGCCCGTGTTACGCCGCGGGTTGGAAAAGGCGACATGAAAGCGGTGCGGCGTGTTCTCTGTAAAGAAACCATCGGACACGGACCAGATGCTATCTGGAATACCGCTGGCTTCGTCGAAGATCAGCAGCACACCGTCGAAATTGTGCACCCCTGCGTAGGCGTCAGGGTTCTCTTCTGACCACAGCCGGCCTTCTACGGACCAGTAGCGCGTGCCTTTCTTCAGGTCGCGCTCGACCAGTTCCGTCAGCCACTTGGCAGGCATGATGCGTGTGGCGGCTATCTCGAACCAGTGACTGTTCAGCGACATCGCCAGCCACTTGGTAATTTCTGCCCATGTCACCGACCGCAACTGCGCCTCAGAGTTTGCCGACACGATGGTCGTGCTGCCGATGCGGGTACTCAGCATCCATATCGTCAGCCAGCTTACTAAGGCTGACTTGCCAATACCGCGCCCTGACGCAATCGCCAGCCGCATGGTGTCATAGTCTATCTTGCCGTTGTTCTGCTTGATGTGGTCGCGTAGCGTCCCTAGCACTTCGCGCTGCCATTTACGCGGTCCTTGGAAATGCTCCAGCGGCGTACCCTTTTCGCCCCACGGGAATGTCAGCAATACAAAAGCTAGTGGGTCATCCTTGATCGCCGGCGACCATAGCCGCGACATCAATTCCATTTCTTCCGATGCGCTGTAAATCGGCTGCTGCATTTGGTGTGTTATCCTCTAGCTGGGGTATCTCAAGATACGTCCCTTCGATGACGCGCTGTTGTGCCTTTTCGAGCGCGCCTGTAATGCTGATCTGCTGGTCGATGTTCACGTCAATCTGCTGCTTGGCTACCCAGCCGTGCTGATGCTTGAGTATTTCCAACGCAGCTTTACTGTCGCCATCGCGCGCTGCTTCGTACATCGTCTTAGCCGCGGTGAACTCGCCGTCGCTGCGACCTTTGATCTCAGCCATCTCCACCAGCGGGTCAGCGTCGGCCAGCACGCGGTATTGGCGTGGGGTTAGACCTGCGGCCATCGCAAGGCTGTCACCCTTTAGGCCGTAGCGCGCAGCTTCATAGATTGCCTCTAGCCGCGCCTCTGTGGCCTGCGTCCGTTCTGGTGTGAAGGGTAGTGAGTAGAAAGTCATTGGGCGTACTATAGTGTGTTGCAAACCGGATTGCAAAAATAAAGTGACCCCGCGTGATGCGCTTCACTACTAGGCTCGCGTAACCGTTCACATCGAGAGGCGTGCGGGGTTCTGTTTGCTGGCATATCATATTTTTAAAAAAATAAAAATTGTTTGCGATAGGTGCCCGTGACAGTCACGCGGCCCAAGGCCCCACCCCTCCCCCCTCCTGCCAGCCAGCGTTCTAGTTATGTTCTATCGCGTGGATTGAGCGTGGCCTTTCACTGTCTGCTTACACGACTGTCAGTAAAAAACACATCGGCTAGCTATGCTGCACTGCAACATGGGCGTTCTGGGTCATGCGATTGCGTGTCATGATTGCGTGGTCATGACTGCTTTACGTTAACGTCAAGCAGGAGAACAAACTGCAACCCTCAAACTGTATTAGTCGACTACATGGGCGTTCTAGGCAATGGATTTGGCAGTCGTGGCTAGAATACATACATTCTAACCATATAGGTTAATTATATACTTTTTTGTTACTGACTATACAATCCATTACCCAGAACGCCTAGTTTCCTCGCAGACACGCAGAAATCCGTCACTTTTCGCTAGGCAATTTAGGCCATTTTCATGACCCAACAAATGACTATTTCGCCCATGTCGATTGCCTAACAATTACCCAACATTTCACCCGCGCAAAAACTAGGCAACTTTCTGGGCTATTAGTTGGGCGGTTTTTTCACGCCAAATTGCCTAGAAATTACCTTTAAAACTTTTTTTAGTGCAACACATTTTGTTGTTGACACTATGCGAAAGAGGGTAGATAAGAGGGCATCAACAACGCAATGGAGTAAACGAAATGCAAAACTATTTTGAAACGCTGAACGACGCGCTGGACGCTGAAGGTCTTATCAATCACTGGCCTATTCACGCTAGCGTGCCTTATGGCGCGACGGTCGGCTTAGCATACGCTGGCCGGTGGATTTCAGTTTACCGCGACGGCACCACCGGTCGATACGAGCGCCCTATTCACTACGCAACGCTTATGGCCGACACTGGCATTATCCACCTTTAACAATAGGAGTATACTAAAATGGACAACGACACCTTCAACAAATGGTCGCAATTTTACGCTGACAAGTTCGAGCGGATCTCTAACGACGCGCTGAAAGGCTATTGGTATTTATATGGCCGCGATAGCGACGCTGACGCTTCGCCACGTGACTTAGCAGCGTGGGCACAAGTTAACGCTGCGATGCAAGCGCGCAAGCTCTAATCACTCCACCGGGTGACAATCCCGTCACCCGGTGACAATCACAGTAAAGTAAAGGACAATTCACTATGACACTTATCTCTATCTCAATCGACGCCGGTTTTGTTGACGCGGCTATGCAATGCGTATCAAAAGAAGAGACGCGCCACTACCTTAAAGGTGTTTTTCTGGACGCTCGTGGGTTCGTCGTGGCAACCAACGGTCACATGGCATTCGCTGGACGTTGCAACGACGCATTCAAGCTGCAGGACGTTCGGCCAGCTTACGACGTTCACGCGCAGAACCTTGCAGGTGTTATCGTGCCGTCTGACGCTATCGCGCAAGCTGGCAAGGCTGCAGGACGGTCGAAAGGTCTTTACTATGTCGTCGAACGCGACGCGCAAGGCTTGTGGTGGATATTATACGGTAATGCACGCATTCACTTTGCACCGGTTGACGGTGCATTCCCCGAATGGACGCGCATTATCCCGACTGCGCCTGACACGCTTGTGGCTGGCCACTATCAGCCTCAATATATCGCTGCGCTTGGTAAAATCGCACAAGCATTGCGCGACGGTAAGAAGGATGCAGCTTGCCAGTTTCGCTTGCACCAGAACGGCGACCAACCGGCGCTTGTGACCTTCCCGCGCCCTATGGAGAACCGAAACGACACGCGTGCACCGCGTAGTGATTGCCTTGCCGTCCTTATGCCTATGCGGACATATGCCGAAGAGTATGTAGCTACGACGCTGACAGACACATTCTTGAAAAACTAACACCACCGGACGGCGGAGCAATCCGCCGCGAGGATGGCGCTAGTGCCAATTATAGGAGTGAGAAACTATGACATTCATTACACAAGCAATCGAAACACGTTACCTTGGCCCAACCAACACCAAGGGCGGACGTATCAAAGCGACCGCATGGGCTGGCAGCGTCACCATCGGCTATCCCTATGCGCTGGACGCACAGGACGCCCACAAGGCCGCTGCGGACGCTCTAATCGCTAAAATGGGTTGGACTGGCACCTACGCCCAAGGCGGTAACGCCAAGGGCGATGGCGGTTACTATTTCGTAAACGTGGAATGCGCGTAACATGGAAAAGAAATTCTATCTAATAGACGCTAACAGCGAGAATTATTTTGTCGGACAGATCAAGCGGACAGACGATCAAATTATTGAGCCGCTGCGCGATCTGGAAGTTGGCCAGACCTATTGGTTTAGCGACAACAAAGGATGGGAGCGTTTCGAATGATCGCCCATATTGCCGCCCTAACCCTATTCGCTGGCGCTGGCGCACTGGCGATATGGTCAATCATTCACACATTGAAAGGAAATGACCAATGAAAAACGACCGCAACTATTACCGAATGTTGGATAATGACAGCCTAATCAATGAAGGCCGCGACAGCATGGACGAACTGGCAATTGTGCTGGCAGACCGCCTTGACGAATTGCAGGTCGCACAAGAGCAACTAGAGGCCTTAAAAAATGAGGTTGTCGAGTTGAACGCTCGCTGCGACCTATGGAAAGCCGAAGCTGCCATGTTGCAAGCGCAACTAGAGGCCAAATGACAGCCCTATTGGCTGGAGCCGCCCTATTCCTATTGACCTTATTATTAGAGGACTGACCTATGACACAATATCAAATCATCATTGCGCTAATGTTAGCCGCGCAACTGTTCACCGCCTTTCTGCTATGGGAAGCAGTCAAGCGCGGCGATGCATGGCAAGCCGCATGGACACGCGACAGTGCCGAACTGCTTTACTGGAAACGCAACGGCATCCTGCGCGACCCATTAACAGGCAAATATCGCAAAAAGGACAAGCGCTGATGGATAGGAACCTACGCGCCAAGATACGCCACCTGAGCAGCTACATCACCGACAAAACGGCAGTGATGCAATACATCAACAGGGAGCGGAACCTAAACCTGACGCTGCGCGATATAGAAGACGCCTGTGCAAAGCGCGAGCGCGGCCTACGCCCTAACATTGAAGCCATGACGCCTTCACCGCTAATCGTCACGCACAAGCGCAAAGGATATGACGACCTAGCCCTAGCGTTGTTCAAATACCATGCAGCGCGGACGTTCGGCCCTGAACAAGCATACTGGCTGGCACGACTGAATGACAAACGCGCCAAACCAGAAACAACAATCGAACTGTAAAGGATTACCATGATAAACACATACACCGACGAACAGGCACTAGTCCTGCTACGCGCAGCAAACGCCTTACAAGAGTTTGACAAGCTAAAGGCAGCGTTAAAGGCGCAAGAGGCGCATTTGTCAGACGTTAGCCGCGACTATGCCAACGTCTTCAAGCTATGGGGCGTGCGTCCTGAGCATCTGCGCCAAGCGTGCGTAGCGCGGGGGTTGATGTAATGCCAAGACCAATGATTTACCCGATGGGCGACATATCCGTAGGCGAGGTTGTCACCATGCCAGCCACTAAGCGCGGCGATGCCAAGCGCACCAGCCGCAACGTCTCGCAATACGGCATCCGCAACGGCAAGACTTTTAAATGCCGCACTGTGAACGGCGTCACCTTCATCACAAGGCTAGTTTAGTTATGCAATGGAAACGCAAGTTAGCGCGGTATTTAGCCAAGTCTGCGTTGAAAATAGACGCGCACAGCGCAACGCTGGCTTTTATGGAGGGGCAGCGCGGGATAATACTTGGTAACGACACAAGCTGCACTGTTGAATGGGTGGGCGAAGTAACTGGGTGTTACATATTCGGCGGGGATAGCAAAATAGACCTGAACCGAGGTGTTACCACTACCTATCGCAAGGTTGAGCGCAAATGACTGACAAAATACCAGTCCTCATACACGCCGCACGGCCTGTGCGGCGGGACGAGCCTTGGCCTGTTGGCGGGTTCATAGACCCCGCTGACATACGCTACCGCATTGACCCCAAGACAGGCCAGCCGTTGCGTATTCATGGCGACCTTGCGGTTATCCTGAACGATGACGGAACCACCATAACTGAACATTGGGGCGAAGATGGCCGGCTGCACATGACCAGCTATCGGACAGTCCCCTATCCTAAAGATTGGAAAGCAGCATGACCGAAGATGACGCACTGCCCGAACGCTACACTGAACGAGCCGAGGCTACCTTGGCCTACCGCTTGATGGAGTATCTGGAGTTTCTTGGCGTGATAACCGCCGACCATGTAAACTATCTGCGCTACCCGCCCATTGAATTGATCGAGGATGCAGAAGCCGCATTAAAGGACGAATAAGGGAAAAGAACGATGACTGACCTAATCAAAAAGCTGGAGGAGGAGAACGAGCGGCTGCGTGAGCGACTGCGGATTACACTACAGTTTGCACTCGCATACGCCGAAGGCACAGGAAGCTCGTTTGATTACGCCATGAAGCTGGCTCAAGACGAACTTGAAGCCCTACTCGCACAGGAGGCAAGCAATGCAGGACGTTGAGAATGAGCGTGAGGCGATAGCTAACAAGATATGCCATGCGCAGTATAATGAGGACATTGACAACCAAATGTATGTTTCACCCAGAGAGAGGGATGGCTGCTTTAAATTGGCAGACGCCGCCATCGCAGCACTACAGGAGCAAAGCAAATGCCAATAGTAAAACGGACTAGGCGCATTTGGACACCTGAAATGGATGCAGAATTGATAAGTTATTACGAGCACGGCTTAAGGCCAGCCTACATGGCCGAGCGAATGGGGCTGACGATTGCCTCTGTTGAAGGCCGCTATAGGAAACTGAAGAAAAGGTCTGCAACAGCAGACAAATAAAAACCCCCGGCGGAGTGAGGACGCCGGGGGTTTAATCAGGCCAGCGGAGCAACACCGACCTTGAACCTATATCATTGCACGTTATCCCATGTCAATTCTTGCCTATGTTTGGCATGATGCTCGACTTGGGCAAGTCTTCCGCCAAGCGGCGCAAGTCGGACTTGTTCCGTTTCTTCACGTCAGGCGAGACAAAGATGTGTTTCTTAGTCGGGTAGTCAGTTGAACCAATCCGGCCCATATCAATCCAGCCAGCCTCTTTGAGCGCGTGTAGCAGCGCCGCCTGTGGTATCTTCACGCCAGCCGGCACGTTGACCGCCAGCGCGTCACAGACGCGGTGGAAAGGCCCACCGATGACGCCATTGGCAAACACGCCCGCCTTCTCGCGCATCATATCCACAAGATAGCTTTCCGCTACGCTCATGCCATGCTCGACCATGTTCAGCTTCCATTCGGTGACAGGCGGCGCAGCGGCAGGGTTGAACCGCGATACGTCACGCTGCCACAGCCATGCGGCGCACTTCTCGTATCCGCCGTTCTTATACCAGTTCCACAGCTTGTCTGCTGCGGCTGGCGCCATACGCTGCGCGTGCGTCCACACGCAGAACCAACGCCTGTCCTGTGTCGGCAGCGTGATAGGCAGCGGATCGTTCGTGTATGCAATCACCATCAGGCGGTTGACCAACTCATAGGGATGCATACCCTTGCGGTTGACTGTCAGCGTTTCAGGCGGCGCAGCAATCAGCGGCTTTAGTTTGTTAGCCATAGCGCGACGTTCGCGCGCCTCTGGTTCCTTTAACTCGTTCAGGATGACAACTTCAGCCTCAAGCGCATAACCCCACTGGCTGTCCAAGCCGCCAGCCTCAATGACTGACCGATTGCGCCAGTGCTGACCGCCCAGCGCCCACAGGAACGGCTGGAACATACTGTCCTTACCGACGCCTTCATCGCCGCCAATCAGGATGGCATGGTTAATCTTGACGTTAGGATGCTGTATCTTAAACGCCATAGCGTCAAAGATGTGGTCTAACTCCTCATCGTCCGCTACCAGATCGCGGCAATGCTGAAGCCACGGCTCAACGTCATGGTCTGCGATCTTGTCGCTGTCCGACACGTCAGGGCGTCCGTCCACCCAGCGGTTGCCGTAGACCAGCCCGTCGCGCGTCACCAAAGTATCATCGCCAGCGGCGAACGTCACGGCAGCCAGTGCAGGCGCACCGCGATCCTGACGGCGCTCGTCAAAATAGATGGACGACTGCACGCGCTGCGTTTTCTTGTGGATAGAGCGGCAGTCAACGTGACGGAACAAGGCGTTGAAGACGTTACGCGCTATCTCTTGACGCGTCACCATGTCAAAATAGCAGTCATCGGACTGTATATAGGCGAAACGCTCGAACCACTCGCTTTGTTCCAGCCGTCCTGCTTCTTTCTTTTCGACTTCACGCACACGCGCTGCGGCTTCATCAGGGAACGCTTCGGTCGGTGAGATTTTCTCATACATCGACGCCAGACGTTCAGCGATTAGTTCGTCACGCAAGCCCGGCGTTACCTTCGGGCCGCCTTCATTGGCTACCCAATCAAGAAAGGTGCGACTATCTAAGTCTTGGCAATGCCCATGATAGCAGCAGAACGAGCGGTCGAGCGGCTTGTAGCGCGCCTCTATCATGCCGTCGCTGTGTTCCTGATGGTTAGGGCAGACGATGCCGCACCATCCATCATTGTTGGGCGTGCTTAGGACTAGGTTCTTTTCGGCAAGCCATGTCAAGACGTTGTCAAGCCCAGTGTCGCGCAACTGCACGGCTTTATATTCGGCTGTGTCGCCTTCCTCTGGCGTAACGTCCAGCGCCTTGCATATCTCATCCAGCGTGTATTCACGCTCAGGGTCGAACGATACCAGCCGCGCAGGAAAGTTGTTGCGTCCTTGCTTCAGGTTGACGCTGCCGGGGATGCGGCAGTTGCGGACGGCGTTAGTCGCGCCGGGATCAGTGTAGCCAGCATCGGCAATCGCCTTGATGGCCGCGCAGAAGTCACCCTTCTTTGGCTGTTCGCTGAACGCGTAGCCCCACTGGAACGAACCTTCGCTGGTTTCCAATACCCATGTCGGCTCTAGCGGCGGCTCTTTCGACTTCGTGCCAACGTCGTCCAGCATCATGAACAGCACATACTCGACGTTGCTCGACTTGGCGGCTGGCTTGCCGTCTACAAAGCGGTCAACGATGAACGAGCCTGTGTTGACATACCATGCCTCGCCTTCTTTCATGCGGGTCTTTTCTGGCAGGAACGCAGGGAAGGTCGCCTTCGGTGCGCCGTCTGCGTGGAATATCATGTTGCCGTCGCTATCGTGCTGCGGCTTCTGACGCACAACAAGGGCTGTCTCGCCCACATTGTCCGTCGCCAATCCCGTTATATACTCTATGAACTTCGTGCGATCCTCACTCATCGCTTGCTCCTCTACTTGCCATACCTACTCATAATTGCCACTTCTGCGTTCAGGGGTAAACCCGACGCCCAAGGTGGCGGCTCACACATAATCTGCTCCAGCCGCTTTGCGGCGGCCTCTGCATCTTCTTCTGGCACTTCCAAGACGATTTCATCGTGGCAGTGTAAAATCACGTCATCCAACCGACGCAAGGCGTAGCGCAGCAGGTCGTTAGCGACAGCCTGCGTGATATTCTCACACGCCAGACCGCGCCACAGCCGCGCTCTAGGCCATTCCTTAGCGTCTGCGGCTGGCTTCCATGAAGCCTTGGCATAGGTCAGATTGCCTTCCTCGTCGAAACGGGCGAAAGGATAACATAGCACACGGCCAGACGGAAGAGCATACCAAAGATGCAGCCCGTCAAATAAATATGTGACGCGCCCGATGGTAAACTCGCGGCCCTTGTTCCGCATGGCGCGCATATAGGTTTCCTCAAGGCCAGACCAGTAAGGCACGGCCCACTTGTTAGCCCTGCGCCATGCGTCCACCATGCGCTTCGCGTCGCTCTCCGACATCATCAGGCCGTAGATGCGGCCCATGCTGGCGAACGCGCCGACGCCGCCTGCAAAGCCACACGCCAACTCTTGAACCTTACCGATTTGGCGCTGGTCTTTATCGACTTCGTCATAGCCGACATGGAAGGTCGCCATAGCGTTGTGCTTGTAGACGTCCTCACCCTTGGCAAAGATGTCCAGCTTGTTCGCGCCAAAGATGCTGTTGGACGCCCACGGCGTGACGCGCGCTTCGATGGCGGCCCAATCGGCAACGACCAGCCGCTTGCCTGTGTCGGCCATCAGCGCAGGGCGTAGCATACCCTTCAGCACGTCCGTCACGCGGCGGCCATACTCAGGAACAATCTGGTGGCCGCGCACCATAGCCTGCCGCACTAATGCAGGGTCGGCGGCGCACTTGCGGGGGAAATTGTGGACCTGAAGCCCAAACGATGAAGCGCGTCCAGTAGCACTGCCTCCAGCAAATACGAACGCTCCTCTAACGCGAAAATCTTCCTCATCAGCAAGCGCCGCCGCACGTTGGAACTTTGCAACGGACGATGCCCACAGATCGTCCGCGCACTGGATGACTTCCGCGACTTCCGATGGCACTTCATCTGGGTTCTCCTCTGCCAGCACGAGTAAGTTGGCGCGCACGTTCTTGTCAATGGACAGCTTCTCGACGCCGTCCTTCATCACGGTCGCCACGGCTACGGCCTGCGGCCCTACGCGGTCCAGCACCCACTTCTTCATCTTGGGGCTGCGGACGGATGTTATCTCGCCCTGCGTCACCTCTGCGACGATGGACTGTATCTCTGCTAGTTCAGTTTCAGCGTAGCGCACAGCCGCCAGCGCCAGCGGCCTGTCAAGCAGGACGCCGCGGTCGTTGATGCGCTCGTTGGTGTGATAGTCAGCCAACTCATCAGCCGACAGCGGACGCTGCGCCTGCGCGATAGCACGCATGGCACGGACATCCTGTTCGCAATAGTCAACCATCTCTTGCATTAGCGCGGCGTCCTCGCGGAATGTGCCGTCGGACTGCGGGATGGACAGCGCGCGGATCAGTTGTCCGCCGCGATGGTCTTTCTTCATGGTGGCGCCAGCGAAGCGGCCCACATCCTCAAGGCTACCCGGCGCGCAGTTGGCGCGGGCCTGCGCTGCGGTGCAGTAGAACTGCTCCAGCTTAAAATCGACCTGAAGGACATACCAGAATATCAGGCGCTCGAACGCTGCGTTGTGCGCGTACACCAGCCCCTTGTGGTCACGCACGGCTTGCGGGAAAGGTTCACTGGGTAGCCACGTCCGCACGTCTTCGTCATCAAATGCGTAGGACATACACAGCACGTCGGTGCTGGCGTCCTGCGCGTAGTTATACACGCCGCGGCTGCGAAGGTCGCACCGGCTCCGTGTTTCGAAATCACAATATAAAATAGTCATTTATGCCCCCATCGCGTTGCCCGGCCTTTATCAAGCGCGGCCAAACGCGCTGGCGTCAACCAAGTGCCGTGACGAATTGCGTCGCGGATGTTGTCGCCGCGCGTACCCCAGCGAAGGTTCTCAAGCCTATTATCTGACGGATCGCCGTTTTGATGTAGACATTCATGCCCTTCCGGCGCGGGGCCGACAAACGCCAATAAGACCAGCTTATGCACACAATGGGAGTTATTTCGCCCCAAAGATACGGACAAATGGCCCGCAGGCATACGCCCGGGGCGAAGGTCAACGCCGCCGACAAATTTCGTGTATAATGCGCCCCAGCGCGACATCTGCGTAATGGCGCGGTCTAACGATCTGACGCGGCCTTCGTTGCTAACTTGGTAGCACCGTTCATAGCCGGGTATGTCTTTCCAAATTTCCATGATAGTTCTCACTCTTCCGCTACTTGCCGGGACGCCCAACACGCCCCGGCTTTCGCGCCCTGTTATACTACGCGACGACGACGACGCGCACCATCAGCGGCTTCAGCTTCAGCGGCGACTTCCAACTCCGCATCATCTGCTTCTTCAGCCGAAGCGGTGTCCATCGACACCCAATCGACAATATCAAAGATAGGCGTATAGATACGACCATAGGTCTTGTGCTGGTAATGCTCAGACTTCAGTTCGATCATTGGCACAGGCTTAGTCTGGTCTTTCTCGACCTGATCGGCGATAGCAACAGCTAACGCCTGCACTGCGCGCTTGCCGCCGACTGATGTAGCCGTGAAGCGCGCCTGCATATCCTTGTCTTCTCCGTTCGTGCAAACCAGCATCATGCCGACCTGCATTTCCCATCCGCGCGTTGCGCCTGATGGCGCTGGCTCTAACTCTGGCAGCGGCTCTGACACCGGAACCAGCTTCTCAGCCAGCACTTCGCCGTTACCCCACGCAATATAGCCGTGAACGAACGAGAACGGATTGGCTGCCCACAGGCTGCCGTCTTCTACTTCGGTCTGGTCAGCACCGAAAACCCAATGGCCTGTCTTGTCCATCTTCAGGATGACTGTGCCGCCCGGCCCGACTTCGGACTGGATGGAGCGCAGCGCGCCAGAGAGAGACTGAACGGACGGCAAGTTAGCGCCACCAAAAGTTGTGATATTCGACATTGTATTGTACCTTTTCTTTTACTGGATTTTAGACATAGCTTTGGTAAGCGTCTGTCCGATTTGCAAAACCGCTGGCCGGGGATCATTTTCCGGCGCAAGGGTAGAGCCTGTGGAGACAGCGACGACTAAGTCCGCTGGCAATTCTATTTTGGCTTTCTTCAAAGCCTTTTCCGCTTGGGCTGGCGATAGCGGCTTGGGTTCGCCCCATGCCTCTACACCAACGCTGGTCAGGAAGGCTACAGCCTTATCCTCATTTATCCACTGTCTTGTGGCGCGTTTGTTGACCAGCTTGAAGCCGGGGACTTTACGACCCTCTTCCAGAAGCCCATGCGCCATCTGCTGCACGTCTTTGAGGAACGCTTCAATCAGCGGCGCTTGTTCCAGATAGTGTGCAATCTGGTCAATCGGCAGCGCGTCAATCTTGGCTTTCAGTGCGCGGTCTACAGCGCCTGTCATCACAGGGCAGATGGGCTTGGCCGCGCACCACTTGCAATGGTCGCCTGACGCCAACGGCGCATCGGGACGCATCGCAATCTTGACGGCAGCGGCAAGTTCTTTCTCGAACGCGTCAACGCGGGCAAGGTCTGTCACCCAACGCTTGACGTAAGGAGGCTGTACAATAATCAGTTCGACTTCTTTTGCGCCTTCAAAAGCCCAAGCCGTATCCGCCGTGCGTTTAGCCGCCGCAGCGTAGAAGAGTAGCTGGCTGTTTTCCTCGACTTCGACAGCCACGCCATCGCCGAACTTCCAATCCAGAACGACCGCTCGATCACCAAGGCGACCAAGAAGATCGGTAGAACCAAAAACGTCAGGCAGAAAATCACCAAAACCAACCCGGCTTTCAACCGCATATTCCATCTCCCCCTTGGGGTCTATCTCGTCCAGCGCACGCAGCGCAGGTATCAGCTTGTCATCGACCAGTGCTTCAGTCAGCACGGTCTTTTCATAAGTCGTGCCGACCATGCTGTACGGGTCAAGGTCACGCTCTAATATAGATGCTATAGTGTCATGCAGAAGCGTGCCTTCGTCGGCGTAGCTGCTGCTGGGCTTTGGCGGAACGCTGTCCACCAGCGCAACGCTGCCGGGGCAGGCGATGACGCGTTTGGCGGTCGAACCGCCGACAATCTTACTGTGTTGCATATCGTACCTCACTCTACTGTTTGAACGGCCATAATACATACAACAAAATTTGATGCAACCCTTGAAATGCAAAAAATTTTGTAGTAGCCCCCTCGCATGACTGAGAAAGAGATAGAGCGGTATTTCTGTAAACGCGTGCGGGCGGTGGGCGGCTACGCCTATAAGTTCCGCAGCATTACGCAGATCGGCGTCGCCGACCGCATCGCCTGTATGCCCAACGGTGAGGCATGGTTCGTGGAACTGAAGCAGCCTAACGGTAGGCTGTCTGCGTTGCAGCGTATCTTTTCTGATGAGATGACGCACACCAAGCAGCACTACGCCTGCCTGTGGTCTAAAGAGGATGTGGACGCATGGCTCAAACGCTTCAGCTAAGGCCGTACCAGCAGCAGGCGGCGACGTTCCTGTACGAGCGCGACCGCGCCATGATCCTTGCGCCTGTCGGCGCGGGCAAGACCGCCATCACCCTGACGGCGATGGACGAGATGCTGCGCGACGGCCATGTCAAACGCTGGCTGGTGGTAGCGCCGAAGCGCGTCTGTACGGATGTGTGGCCTGTCGAAGCACCGAAATGGTCTGGCGTCGCTCCTGCGCTGGCTGTCGGCACGCCAGCGCAAAGGGTGGATGCGTTGCGGAGCGACGCCAGTGTCGTCGTCATTAACTATGATAACCTAGATAAGCTAGAGGATTTATCTGGCTTCGACGGAATTGTATTCGACGAACTGACACGGCTGAAGAACCCCAGCGGCAAACGCTTTAAGGCACTGGACAAGCTGCTGGCTAACGTCAAGGTGCGCTGGGGTCTGACCGGATCGTTCACGTCGAACGGCCTTGAGGATGTCTTTGGTCAGTGCAAGATCATTGACCAAGGGCTGCTGGGCCGTGCCAAGGGTGCGTTCATGCAGCAGTATTTCATCTGCACCAACCGCGACTTCGGCCAGTGGGTTCCCGCAGCCGGCGCGCTGGAGCAAGTCATGCAGCGCATCCGCCCTGCGACGTTCGTGCTGGAGCCGGGCGAGTATAAGGACAAGCTGCCGCCATGCCACGTCACGGAGGTGCGCGTCGCGCTGGACGACCGCAAGCCATACGAAAAGATGAAGCGCGAATATGTCGTGCGCTTTGGCGACGACCAGATCGTAGCGCAGAACGCCGCGTCGGTGACAACCAAGCTGCAACAGATGGCGTCAGGCTTTGTCTACAACCGCGACGCTGGCACGCCGTCCATCTGGTTCAGCAGCCACAAGTTCGACCGGCTGGAAGAACTGCTGGCGGAGAACCAGCGGGCGAACACCATCGTCGCGTACACATATCAGGAAGAGTTGGCGGAACTGAAGCGCCGCTTCCCGCACGCAAAGACAATGGACGACGACAACGTCATCGAACACTGGAACGCAGGGCAGGTCGAATTGCTGTTGGCCCACCCTAAGTCGGCAGGCCACGGCCTGAACCTACAGCATGGCGGATGCCACATGGTATTCCTGTCGTTGCCGTGGTCGCTGGAGTTGTACGAACAGACAGTCGGACGCCTGCACCGCAGCGGCCAGACAAAGGATGTCTGGGTCTATGTGATGCTGACCGAAAAGAGTATTGACGAACGTATATGGGCGGCGCTGCACGACAAGCGTGCGGTGTCCGACATAGCCTTAGAGGAATTGAAAAATGAGTAAGCTAAACTGGCGGTCGATGATCGCGGTGCTGTCCGACCTTACGGAAGAGCAGCTAAAGGACGCGCTGGACGTTGAACTGAAGACGCACAAGCGCCCTGCCATCGCACGGCGGCTGCACCAAAGATACTCCGCGATGCGGACGGCGCGGGAGCGCGTCGAACTTTTGAAGGGACTGAAGAAATGATAGACGACAAGAGCGATGCTGGGTCGTGGGCAGAAGCGATGGCGTTCAAGGACGCCGTCAACCCCGACCATTACAAGCGCGGCGGGATTGAAGCTATCGACTACGTTCAGGCCAAGCTGTCGCCGGAAGAGTTTGCCGGCTACTGCCGCGGCAATATGCTGAAATACTTGAGCCGCTTAGGCCATAAGGACGAAGCGGCTCAAGAGATGCGTAAAGCTATTTGGTACGGTGAGCGTTGGTTACAGGCGAGGAACACTCGCGCGTAGGAACGCTAGAGCGCCTGCGGTAAAGGCAGCGTTAGCCGCCGTCAGTAGGTCTGTGTCGCCGACCAGATAGCTGGCGGCGGCGGAGAGAACGCCCAGCGCAGCCAGAACGTATGTGCGATAACCTTTAAGCATATTAGTTTCCTTTCGGGTAGGACTTCCAAGGCAGTTCCCAATGCGGGCCATCCTTGAACGTCCGCCAATCGCCGCCCCACTGGAGCGGCACTTTTTCAGCCGCCGCAGCGGCCTTCACAATCTTGGCTAACCGATGGTAGAGCGGCCAGTCCCAAGATACTTTACCGTCGATCAGCGGCGCTAAATCGACAGCGTGTCCTGTAATGTGACGTGAGTTCATTGTCTTTGACGCGCCCTGCTTGACCAACTGCGTCTGGCGCACGACGGTACGCAAGCCTTCCAGCACCGTGAAGTCGAGGTCAGACATTGCAGCGGCCTTCTTGACGACGCGGACAAGGTCTGGATGTACACCCTCAAGGCGTGACAGTGACCGCGCGCCGAGGATGATACTCACGCGCCAGCCTTTATCAGTATGCCAACCAGCAGCAGAATGATTGTGCCGGCCACAGACATACCTATGGTTTCAAGGCGCTTCAACCGCGCACAGATACTTTCGTACCGGAACGCGCAGACCTGTTCGTGCGTGTTGAGTTGTGCTTGGGTCTGGTCAATAGAAGTCATGGGTTAGCGTCTCATACTGTTGCGTGATATTCTGCCGTATATAGGCACAGCGTAGCCTTCGGAATAGTCAATGTTTATCAGCGGCTCACCAGTTTCAGGATCGAAGTCAGGGAAGTTAAATTGTTCACCCATCGTCTGCGGCGTCATACCTGCCACACCTGTTTGCACCACGGCTTGCTGTCTGGCGGCAGACGGTGCCTGCGAACCATACAAAAGTTTGTTCACGTAATCTTCGGCAGCACGCACCCGTAGCAATTCGCCCGCTTGACGTGGCGACGCCAGCGCAGGCACTAAATTACGCATAGTGTTCTCCGACGCCTTTTGCGCCGCCTTAACGCCCGCTTCCTGAGCAGCTATGCCGCCGCCGTAAACGTGCGGCAGCCCGCCTGCTACGCGGGCGGCGGCGGTGAATATGTTTGGCACGGTCGGCTCCAACATACCGCTGACCTTAGCGGTGACGCCTTGAGGAAAGTTTAATTTTTGCGACGGCGACAATTCCTCAAGACCTGTCTGCGCTACGGCACGCTGCGCTTCAATATCGCGGCCCAGCTTGTTAGCAGTAGCTAGATCGGCACCCTGCATTTCTGCGTTGATGTCGTAGCGCCCCGGACCTAACTTGCTTTCGACAAAGTCAGGGTCTTCACCTTTCATCACCTTAGCAAACCTTGCTTCGGGCAGCTTGGCAAGTTCCCGCTGGAATTGCTGACGCTCAATACCTTTCATACCTTCGGCAAAAGTATTCAAGTAGTTGCGCCAGCCAGCGCCGCCAGCGGCTTCAATCGCATCGTCGATAGGTTTTTGAGCGGCGGCGATAAGTTGCGACGTTCCTGCCCGCAACGCTTTAGGGTCTGTCGTGCCTAAGATGCTGGACACAAACGCGCCCATTTCGCGGCGGGCTAAGTTAAGCCCTTGGGCGTCTATATACCCACCAGTTTTAGCTGCGCGCCGCTGGAGATTGTCCGCAAATTGCGACAATATCTTAAAACGGTCAGGGCTTACAAATTCGGCCTTGTCGGCTTCAGCGCGTAAATTACGCACCACAGCCGAAATGTCCAACGGCGCGAGACCTTGCGCGCGCAAATTAGCCGCAACTTCTTCGGCGGAGCGCGCGTCTTCCAGATACTGGCTTATGCGGGGGTCAAAGTTCGGGTCATCCATATACCGCGCGGCGGTATCAAGTTCCCTTTGTAACGCCGCACGGGCCTGCGCGGCCCTTTGTTCAGCGGGCGCGATTTGCGTCCGGCCAATATCGGCAGCGCCTAATGTCCGTTCACGCATTGGGCCGGTTACATCCTGCAACGCTTTCTTAGTTTCTGCTATATTGCTTACGGCTTCCGTCTGGGTTTTACCGCCTGCGATAACTTCACGCATACGGTTCTGCCCTGCGGCGCGCTGTTGCGCTACGCGGAGAAGCGGCGCGGCTTCTTCGCTCGCGCTTGCAATCTTAGTGGCTGCGGCCAGTTCTGGCGTGAGCAAACCGCGCGACGCCAGAAACTCAGCCGTGTTGGCTTTGATGTTCTTCGGTGCGTTTCGCAGCGCCTTTTCAATTTTGGTGGCGTTCTGGTCAATTACCTCACGCAAAATTCGAGCGGCTTCTACTGCTCCAGCGCGGCCAGCTAAAATATCATAAGTTTTACCTGCGCCAAACTTGAGCATATGTCCGAGGACAGGTACAGTAGCGCCAGCCAATGCAGCATCGGTCAAATCTTGATCGGTAGCGGCAGCAGCTATGAGGCTTGAGATAGAACCGCCAGCAGCACGAAGGCCGACCCGCGCCTTGCGTGAGCCAGCTATAATCTTACCTTCTTTTACAGCGGCCCTTGTCGGCGCAGCCACACGCGTGCCGCCAGATGTTACAGCCCGGCCAATATTTTGTACCACTGCGCCTGCGCGCGGCAAGACCTTGGTAAGCGCCTTGCCGCCTAGCTGTATTGCGCCGCCGCCGGCTATGGCTAGCGGCGCCGTGCCTACAATTTCACCGCCAAGTTTACCGCCCGCAAAGGTCTTGGGGTTAGCCTGCTGCCGTTCAGCGGCGTATTTCGCCAGCCGTTTTTCAGTTTGCGCTTCTCTAGCTTTATATTTTGGCCCTTTAGCGTATGAAAAAGGGTCAAGGTAACTTAACTTTTCAGCAATCGGTTTCAGTCCGCGCTCAAAACCAGATACGGCAGACGCAATCTTACTGCCAGTGGCGCGCAATGCGCTCTTCTCATCCGCACGCTGTTTCGCTTGCTGCCTTGCGTAGCGTTGTTTAGGTGTTTCCTTAACGCGAGTACGTTTGATCTCCGCCGCAATTTCACGCGCCGCAACATCATCGCCAGCGGCATCTGCTTTCATCAAAGCGTCTTCTAATTGCGCTACAGTCGCCATGTTTTATAGTCCGTATTTTGCGCGGGTTTCCGCTGAAAGCCTGCTGGTCGGCGTCTTGGCCTGCGTTTTTTGCTTGGGTAAGTCTTTTGTGCTGAGATACCGGTCTGAAACCTTTGGCACTACTAACCGCAGCCGCGGGTTGTCCTTCAGCACATCAGCGTACACGCCGTCATATTCGCGCTGGGCGCTTTGGTATGTGCGGTATAGTTTCCGGCGCATATCTATCAATTCAGCGTCGAACGTAGCTGGTTCACCTGTTTGAATTAGTTTGCTGGCTGCTTGTTCTACAATCTTGGCGTCCTTATCGGTCGGGTTAGCGCCGACCGGCGATGCGCCAGTTTCGGTAGACTTACGCATATCAATCAACGACGTAAGCGTAGCAGTATTTTTAATCTTATCAAAAGCAGCCTGTGCGTCAGCGCGCGCGCCGGTCTGCAAAAGCCGCGGTAAGTTACCTTCAATCGGCCCGACGATTGAAAAACGGTTCGGGTTACGCAACAACTCATCTATGGTGTTGATGCGGTCAGCTACCTCGCTAAGTATACCTTCAGTAGCATATTTTGCTTTTGTCGCGTTTGATTTTAGCTCGACAGCGCGTTCTGCTTTCTTAGTCGCCTCCGCAATCGCCGGCGCCATTCGCAAATTTACGTCCGCGGCAGCCTGCGCTTCTGTTGTTTTTTCTGCGCCAAGCCGCGATAAAGGTACCACAGATGATCCGGGCGCCAACGGTACATTCGGGTTGCGCTGCTGGAGCGGCGTAGATGTACGGGTTTGTGCCAGCGTCTGTTCCATTGGCGGTGCGCCGCGCAAACCAGCGTTTTGCGATTGCATCGGGGCGCCGCGGTAGACAGCAAACTGCGACTGCGGCGTTTGGCCGTCATACTGAGGCTGGCCCATCGCGCTGGCTGCCAACGACGGTGCATCGGCTTGCAGAGTAATGTTGGCCCGACGGAAAGAGTCCACAAGGGCCTGCTTATTCTGCTGCGGCTGGGACGCTAAAAGCTGGTCAAAGTCCACTTGCGCCATAACACCTGTTTGAAACGCAGAGTCCACAATGCGGGACATTACTTCAGGCGTCATCTGCACGGCGCCCGCGCCGCCCATATCGCTTTGGTTAAATGACACTGGACGCGACGTAGGGTTGCCCGAAGGGATAAACGCGGGGTCCATTCCCTGATCTATAAGGTCTTGCGGTGTTGTGTTAGCGCCGCCCGTTGCGCGCATATCCGCGGATGTACCGGCGCCTGCGGTTGAAGTTGGTGTTGCTCGCGGCGCAGCAGTCGGCGTTTCCGGTATGTCGTATACGCCTTGTTGTCCGGGACGAAAACCGCCGACAGTGACTGACCTAGGCGCGCCGGATGTAGAAACTTCCAAACTAGCTACGGGCGTTGCGATAGTTTTTTCGATTTCTTTTTCGGACGTAAGCATTAACTTACGTATCGTGTCGCCCGTCCACTGCGATGCAGGCGGAATAAATTTATCGTAGCCCGGCACACGCGACACTAAGTCGGCGCGCACCGCTTCTGCGGCGGCAATGTCGCCTTCCGCTATATCTCCAACGGCTTCGCGGAATATACCTAACGCCTGAACTATATTATCTTGCTGCGCTTTTGTTAACGCTGGCCCTTGCAATGCCGCTGCACGCGCTTCTTGCGCTTTGTTGATGTCCATCGTCTGCTGCGCCAACTCCGCTTGACGTTGCGCCGCTTCCTGCTGGCGCGCCATGTTCATCATGTTGACAAACTGCGCCGTGCGCCGCGACGGGTCGGGAAGCTGCGGGCTGCGTGCTTGCAAAGCTATCATCTGGTTTGGCATATCTATTATCCGTCGTCTGATGGTGGTATATATGGCGGCGTATCGTAAGGACCGCCGCGGCTACCGCCGGCGGAACCGCGGTTGTAGTAGCCCATTATTGCCTTGTTCATAGGTGCGTTAGAGGCGTAACCCCCTATCTGGCCTAAAGCGTTTGTTAGTGCGTTGGCCGATCCAATATAGCCAGATGCGCGGGCTTGCCCTGCGTTGTACAGGTTGGATGCTTGGTTCTGACCCATCTGCCCTGCGGCGCTAGTCATTACGTTGGTTGCGGACTGACCAGCACCCATCAACGACTGAAGCGGATTAAGGCGCGCCGACCGCTCGACCTGATAGCGGTTAAATGCGTTTTGGTACTCTTGGCTTGCCAAGTCCTGACCGAAACGCTGGATGCCCTTCAGAGTGCTGCCCGACATGAGATTGCCGCGCGCTGCTGCCGACCGTTCCAGCGCCTTCATACCTTCCGCTTGGCGGAACGCATAGCCGGGGTCTTGCTGGAATTGATCCGTGCCAAAGGCTTTCGCCATGCTGCCGTAGCCAGCGGCGGTCTTGTCACCGCCGATGCCCAGCAATTGCATGATCTGGTCTTGCGCGGTAATACCACCCTGACGAAATGGCTCTTGCAATTCAACTTGCCGCTGGAACATACGCTCCTGTGCAGCGTTAGCATCTTGCGCCGCTTGGACTTGCGCCTTTGACGCCTTTTTAGACGCTTTGCTAGAGATTACAGCGCCGCCAACTGCGGCTGCTGCGGTTACTGCTGCTGCGACCATGTCAGTCTCCGATCCATTTCGTGTAGTACATCTCTACAGGTTCCATCTTTAAAAACTCAAACAGCCTAGATGCGTCTTTATGCATTTTGGAGCCGTAAAAAATTCTGTGTACGCCGCGCCTTCTAGCATCTTTTTCAACGGCGCGAAAGAGTTTCACGCCAGCAAATCCACCACGCACATCTGGGTGCGTCCAGAAGATGTCCATCGTCAACGTCAGGCACGTCTTATAGTGTAGCCCCGGCGCAATAAAACCAATAAAATAGCCGACCAATCGGCCAGCTTCGCGCAGCGTAACGAGCAACAGTTGCCCTGCGTCGTCGCGCGCTTCGTATACATCGTACTGCGGCGCAAGCGGAACCTTATCTTTGTTCAGTGCCAACTCTTCCCAATGATGGTCGTAACACGCCATTAACTCTGGTAGGCAATCTTTGTAAGGCTCGACTTGTGCCGTAATCATTATGCGCTCCTGATGTCCACTATGCAGACAATCCTATCATCGGCGCTGTTATTTACAACAGAATGTTTTACACGATTGTTTACCCACCAGACTTCGCCGGTGCGAAAACCTGCCGTTTCGTCATCGCAATGGAACAGCGCGCCGGGTAGCGATTGAAGCGCAATCTGATAGCGGGTGTAAAACTCAGCCGGTGCGCCGTGATCGACGTGCGGCGTTATCTGACCGCCGGGCGGCAGCTTAGTTACGATGCAGCGGCCCAACTGCACACCGTTGACGCGGTGCATAAGGTCTAGCACCAAGCGGCGTAGCGACGGCAACTGCGTCCATGCAGGATACGGCACAGTCTGGATGTCATTGATGACGGCGGTCGGGTCTTCCGGTATCTCGTTGAACCAAAGCCAGATGTCGCTGACATCAGCATGGGCCGTATCGGGGTGTTGCGTCCGCAGCGGGTTCTGGTCCCATAGGTCTGGCTGCGTTGCCAACTCCCGCATAACGGGAATGACATCAATGTTATCAGCCAGACATAGAAAGTGCTGCATTAGCTAACCAGACGGCCTGACGCGCGGATTTTGATTGCCGACGCCGTGCCAGCGATTGTGCTGATGAAGCCATTGTTAGGCAGCACATGGCCGACCAGTTCAGGAAAGGTGTAAGTCTCAGACGGCTGGAGCGTTTTGGTCTTGACAATCAAGTTATCGTTGCCGGCGCTGCCCGCAGCCGTGACAAGGTTGACGCTGATCGTCGCAGCCGAGACGCTGTAATTCGTCGCGGTAAACTTGTCGATGATCGTCTGTACGCCATTCGACGTGTACTGCGTCGTCTGGCTGTTCTCCGCTGTCTTGGCGGGGATGATGTTACTAATTGATACGGCCATTTATACCTCCAAGGAACTCACGTTGTCAGTCACGGTCAAAATAATTGATGGGACGGCTGGGTGAACAGCCGTGGCAGGGTCTGCGTGCAGCGACACGCCGGTGTTGTCTACTTCCCACATCAACTCAAAATAATCTCCTGCGTTCATCTGTAGCAGAAAGTTCCACGCTGCGACATCCTCAGTGTTGTTTCCCTGAAAGCGTAGCACGGTTGCGCTGTCAGGCACGTCGGTGCCGTTTTTACGCAGCCAAATCCAAGCGCGGTGGGCGCTGCCGCCGGTGTTAATAAACTGCGAGGAAAACTGTATGTTGTAAATGTTAGGCCGGTCAACGTAAATGCGCGACGTTGGTGTGCCAACTGTGACGCCAAACGACAGGTCGGTCGTATTGAACGTCATGGCATAGGCCGTGTTGATGACAGCGGCGGTCTGATCGGTCGTGTCGTAGAACGAGCCGTAGCGCGGCGAGATAAATTCTTTTGGGGGCGGCGACAGTGCCAACGCCTGAAGCTGTGACTGAATGACCGCGATTTCGCTTTCCGACGCGGCAGGCGGTGCGCTGGCGGTAGCTTGCGCGAGGCTGTTTACCTTAGCGTCCACATCTGCCGTTGCGCTGCAACAGTCAGGCGCGCTCTCTGTCGTCTGCGCCAGCGACTCCAGCATGGCGTCATAGGACGCTATCAGCGACGTAGCGTCAGGCGCTAACTCGACTTCATCTTGGTTGGTCTGCGTCGCAGTCAACAGCGATAGAAAGAACCGATACCATTCACGGCTAATCGCGCCAGACCGCGGGTCGATCAGATCGACGCGCGGCGGCGTTAACTGCGTAGGGTTGATTGGATTGTACGCCACTAGGCCCGCGTTCCTGACAGCAGCAGTTCAGCACCCATGATGTAGATGCGGACAGGGTCGGTCCCTGACGCCTCGTAGACGCGGTCGCGTATCTTCATCGTCGCACCAAGGCGGCGCCAGATCGTGCGGAAGCCAGACCGGCCAATGCGCCCCATCGACTTCCAGTGTTCGTTCGACCATGTGTGGCCGCCATCGTCAGACCAGCGCAGCATGACTTGCGGGTTGTCGCCTTGGCCGGTGTTGAGGCCGACGCCTGTCTCGCAGTCAAGCTGCATGGAGTGCTGGATAGTACGGGCCAGATTGTTAGCGCCTGTCGGGAGCGCCCGCCACGACCGCAGCCATTTCTGCGGGCTGCCGTCGTCGGAATACTCGTTCAGGTCAAACTCGTAAATCTTGCCGTTCTGGTAATCGCCGACAACAGTGGTAGAGTTGAAGAACATCTGGCTGCTGGCGCGGTGACGGTTAAACTCGCCGTTGGCAAACGACGCACGCTCATGCCATGCGCCGGTGGCGACGTCATACACCCATGTGGTGTCAGCGGTCGGGAAGTTCAGCACGTAGAAGCTGTGGCCGTCCTGCTGGTATGTGTAGCCTGTGGCGTCCGAGATGTCGGCATACTCTTGCATCTGCCATTCGATAGCGTGCGTTGACACGCGCTGACCGATGTAGCCAGCAGCGCGGTAGACGATACCCTGACCGCGGGCGTCCTTGCCCAGCCAGTAGACTTGGTTGTCCATCTTGGCGACGGAATACGGTGCCGCGCAGCCCAGTTCGTTGAACGCACCTTGGATACGCGTCAGCGGGAAGTCGAGCAGCCCAGCGTCGTACCAGACTTCGGTCGAGTTGGTGCCGAACACCCAGACTTCGCGGTGGTCCACAAAGACCGCGACCACATTGTCTGGATTGCCTTCGGCGCTGGCAAACTCCAGCGGATCGACAGCAGTGCCGTCGAGCAGCGATGTCACCCAAATCTTCTGCGTGCCGGGTTCGTTGAACACGAAATAGCCGTCGATGTAGCCGACCGTGCCTGCACCGGGGAAGTCAGGGTCGGTGATCTGCTGGAACGCGTCCGTGCTGGAGTTGTAGATGTAGCCCTGCGGGTTAGCGGCGATGAATAGCTGCGTGCCGTTGTCGGCCATGCTGACAGGGCCAGTGCCGCCTACGGTGCCTTTGGCGACCGCGTTCCAGTTGCTGTCAATCTGGAACAGCGTGGGGCCAGACACGGCGTAGCCGTAATCGCCGAACTGCCACATCCCGCGGATAGGCCCGATGCCGACCGTAGCCAGACGGGTTAGCCCCGGCGCGCGCTGGAGAAAGGCTGGTTCTTTGCCGCCTTCCGGTACGATTTCCGGAAAGAGGTTGACCATACGGTTGTCTGCGGCGTTGACGCTTCTGGCGACATACGCCGACCCAAGGATCGGCGTCTTCATTAATAGTTACCCGCGAAGATGTTGAACCGCTGACGCGTCGCCACGATGCTGTACGGCATGGACATGATGTCGTCAGGGTTGTTGATGCGCTTCAGGTTACGCTTCGACGCCATAGCCAGACGCGACACTTGCGGTGACGGCTCTACGCCAAACTCAGGCGCCATCTCGCACGCCAAGTTGTAACGGAACGCACGCAGATAGCCGGGCGGGAAATGCAGTGTGGTCGCCAGCGTTGCAGGCTGCGTCAGTTCTTCAACCGAAATAAAGTGCCATTCCAGTTCGCGCGTAGGGCGCGGGTAGATGTACATTTCGATGTCGGGAAACGTCATGTTGACGAAGATAACCTGCGGGTAGGTGGACGTCACGGTCTTGACCGCGATGCCATTATACTGCTGCTGGTTAATGAATTTGATGCCGTAGCTGACGCCAGTGCCGGGGTCGCGGAAGTATGTCGAGTCCTCAAGCAGAACAGGGCGGTTGCCGACGAAGTCGCCGGAAGGGCCAAGCGTGCGCGACAACTGGCCGGCAGGCCACATGAATATCTGGTCTTGCGTTGCGTAGACCGCGAGGCGCTCAGTGTTCCAGCTATCAATCATCTGGTTCATGGCGCGCAGTGCGTCTTGCGACGTTTCAGCCGATGGAACTTCACCCTCTGCCAGAACGCCTAGAAGCCTAAGCGAACCGTTAATTATGTCCCCAGCCGTTTCCATTGGTTAGTCTTCCTGCGTTGCGCGGCGGCGTTTGCTGCCTGCCGACATTTCGTTAACGGGCGCCGCTACAGGGGCGTCAGGGTAAAAGCGTTCCCAACCAAACTCTTCGTCGCAGCGCGCTTCCTCTTCTGAGATAGCAACTTTTGCGCCGTGGACGTCGTGAACAAGGTAGATAACCGCCATAAAAACTCCGTAAAATGGACGGCCCGAAAGCCGCCCAGATTAATTAACTGATCGCCATAAACTGCCACTTAGTGCCGTCTGCGTAGAACAGCTTGCCACGGCCAGTTGCATTGGTTGTGATACCAAGCGAACCGACAGGTGCCGAAGTGGTGGTCGAGTTAGCGGTGATTGCAGTGCTAAGGATATAGACGCCTGCACTTGCGTTGCTGGCTACAGCGCCGCTTGACGCGGTTGAAACGACCGAACCGGCGCTCATCGCACCAGTAACGGAAACGCTTTCAAACTCAGGGTCGGCGTATGCTACGCCTACTGCTTTAGTATTAGGCATGATTGTTCTCCTGAAAAGGATGCCCCGACCGTAGCCGGGGCAAACCTATTAGCCAGCGATACGATACAGATTGTATGTTTCAGCGCCAGTTTTAACGGCACGGAACAATACGCTCTTGGACGCAACGCCTGCGCCGGAACCAACCAACGTCCAGCCTGTGCCAGCGGTGATGGTAGGTACGCCGGTGCTGGTAGCAACCAAAGAAAACTCAAATGCTGAGTTAACCTTTGCGCTGCTGATGTCAGCGTTTACGCCGCCAACGCCAGCAACGGCAGGAAGCGCGAGGTCAGCAGTGCTGCTTGACGTGTAAACGACAAGGCCGCCAGACAGATCAGCAGTGGTCAGCGTAACGCCTGCGGTGTACGCGGTAGGGATTGCGGATACGCCCAGCGTGACTTCGCCGAGGTTGCCGTCGCCAACTTGATAACCGCCGGCGCCATTAGGTAGAATAGCCATGATATAAATCCTTTAAAAAGTTTGGCCTCCGGCGAACCGGAGGCCGTGTTTAACTTAGCCCCACATCCGGACGGCCATTTGCGGACGGATCGTGCTGTAGCCATACAGAACGTCAATACGGCAAGGCATACGGTCGTTGTTGATGTCGTACTGACGAACAACGCG